GAAGTTCAAGGAACTGTTTTGACCGCTGTCTACGTTGAGTGTTTCAACGGTACTTTCAGGACCAGTAGGATTACTACGCAGACCTGTAACTTTTAGCGGACCCTCCATAGAGTCACCACCTTTTTCGTTGACGTAACGATCGTCAAGCGTTCCAGGTTGCTGGTCGTCATCACCTACATCGGGAATTGCACTGCGATCTGCTGCAGAACTAAAAGCGTAAAACTGATCTATTTCAAGTTCGCCGTAGCCATTGTAATGATCAAGTTCTACATCGTAATCACCTGGGCCATTAACTACAGTGACGCGTAAAACAGCGTAGGCACCGTTGCGCTCATCCTCAATCAGAATGTTCTCATTAACTTTGTACAGATAGCGGACTTTGCTTTGGGAATCAGTACCAGAAAACTTTATGTTGGTGATCGTGTCGATCGTCGCACCACCGGTCAATGCACAAGTAGCATCGTTGCCGCTGTTGTACAGGGCAGGATCAACTGACTCGTAAAAACGCGTAAAGGCTTCAATGCGATTGGGAACAATAGCTATCCACTCATTGCCGTCCCAGATGTGCTGCTTAAAGTTATTTTCGGTGTCATACCAGATATCGCCAACTTCAAGTTCGTTGTCAGGAGCGTCGTAATCAGGGTGTACTATTGGTGGCGTATCGTCAAAAATTGGACTGCGACCGCCGTCATTCTCGATCGGTAACCACGCGGTACCTTCCCAGTAGAAAAGGTGATTGTTGGTGGTATCAATCCAGTAATCGCCTGCACGTAGCGGATACGCAGGGAAATCAGGATGGAGTGTTGGTGCAGAATCTTTAATAATCGGGCGACGATCAGTACGGGTATAAAGCCATTGGTTATATTCTTCTTGGGTATAAAACTTTTCACCGTTAGGTGCTTCGATATAATCGATTCTCAGTGGTGAATTATCGCCAGGTAATGTGTTCTTTGTGTAGACCTTAACTTGATTCCATTGACCGTCGTAGTAAATAGTTAAACCGCCATTGGCATCAATCCAAATATCACCAACTTCTAAATCAGGATTTTCAGGATCTGGATACTCTGTTGGCGGTAGTGCTCCAGTATTTCCATCGTCAATAATAGGATCGCGACCAGCCTCTGCCATTGCGTCGCCAATAAAGTCACGAATGCCTTTAAAGATTTGCGAGAAATGTCTGCCGTTATAATTTTTGGCAACGCCAATTTCAGCGGCTGCTTCAAAAATTTCCCTGCTATCCGTCATTACTATTTAACCTACTTATTTATTATTCTAACCGCTGTAATAAACTTGTTAATCCAGAAATTAATACATCAATTCTACTGTTTGCATCTGCTACATCCTGTTCCAGTTCTCCAATCTTTAATAGTTGATTAGAGCTTTCTTCTTGTTGTTGATCAATTAATTCTTGTTGAAGGTTAATTAATTCCAGCTGTTCATTAATGCTTTCTTGTTGCTGACTAAGAGTTTCCCCTTGCTGACTAAGAGTTTCTATTTGCTGACTAAGAGTTTCTCCTTGCTGACTAAGAGTTTCTCCTTGCTGACTAAGAGTTTCTCCTTGCTGACTAAGAGTTTCTCCTTGCTGACTAAGAGTTTCTCTTTGTTGATTAAGAGTTTCCCCTTGTTGATCAATGTTGGCTTGCAATCCACTTGTGTCAATTGTTTGCCTATCAACTGCTTCAACAGCTCTTACCTGAGTAGCTAACTGTTTAACCAGGGTTTTTCTTGCTCTAATTTCTTCTAATAAAGCACGACCTACTGCACTGCTATCTCCTTTCCTAAAACCATGAGCTAATGCATGATTGATCTCAGGTGATTCTGCGTCTAAATACTCGAAGATGTTCATTTTATAACCTATTAATACGTTCTATTTTAGAATAGACAACATTAGATATAAGTACAGATCATGTTCGCAGGGACTCCTCCTCAGCCAACGGAACCCACTGCGCAACGGGAGCCAGAACCCGTAAGCAATGAGCCCCAACCCCAGAGTAAGCGTGAACCCGTAGCTCGACTTGCTAATGAATTGATCAACTTGACGAGCCAAGCTGCTCACTTGATGTTGCAATCGCACTTGATACATCTGAACTTCGAAGGTCCAGAGTTCCTTGCGGTACACAAGTTCACCAAGAAACAATATCAAAAGCACCAAGAAGAACTTGATAGTGTGGGTGAACTCGTTCGTTCTCTCGATTTCCTTCTTCCAATGTGTGAACAGGGACTGCTGAAGGCAAATAAAAAACTTGAGCATGTCAAAGCCTACGAAGGTCCTGCGATGCTCATCACTTATTACAAAAACCTAGAAACCTATGGCATGGATGCCAAGCGTGTAGGTGAAGTGGCTAAAAAGATCAAAGCACCTGATGTTGAAAACTACTGTGCTGAATTAGTTGGTGAATCTTTTAAATCTGCTTGGCAAATCAAAGCGATGTTACGCGGTTGCTGATTTACTTTCTGCATGTCCTCCAGAAATAGTGGGGGACGATAAGGATAGAGCCTCTTCGTTTTTGGTTTCAATAATATATTGAGCTGCTCTCTCCATTCTCTCAGGACTATCCTTAAACATTCCAAGTCCTCGATTGCAGTTATTACATAACAAACCACGGACATCACCTGATTTGTGGCAGTGGTCTACCACCAGGTCACTGCTTTCTACGTCACAAATTTTGCATCGACAGTTCTGTTCTAAAAGCATTTCGTTGTAGTCAACTAACGTAATGCCATATCGATGCTTTAAGTTTGCCTCTCTTGAAGCCACTAATATTTATTCCTTTTAAAAATGATAACAAAAAAGCGGGTGATTAACCCGCTGAATATTCCGTAACCGTTGTTCTCTTCGAAGACGTTTTGATAAACGACAAGAAATGAGGCTGTCGACTATAGCCTCGTAATAAATGCTACAACGTTACTTAGACTTTTTAATAATTTCAGTTTCAAACTTTGCAATTAAATCATCGAGTTGGCCTAGGTGTTCCAGGCGGGTGATCTGTTCACCAATCGCTTGAACAATCACAGCTGATTCAGTTCTGGCGGCGAACGCTAAACCTTCACGCAGTGAACGTACTGCTTCATCAATTGACTCTTGAACTTGCGTTGATACCGCCATTTGTTTTTCCTACGAGATTTTCCCTCTTGTAAGGGATGTTGTTTTGGACTAGATGATCTTCGTAAAGATCGGCTTCGATCGTTTCAAAGTCATCCCATCCGAGTATCTTAGCCGGATGGTAATCTTCATCGGTATAGAAAAACCGTACAGTAAGGTTCGGGTTACTCATCCTGCCACTCGATGCAAGTGAACCATTGCAATAATAATATCCGCAACCGAAAACAATAAAAACCCGCCGAGGAAAAGCTTAATTGTCAATTCGAATTCCTTCACGAACAGGATTAGGCTACCTCAGGTCACATTTTTAGTTTAGGCGTGTTACATTCTCTGTAATAAATACGGTTAGAGATGCCAGATAATCCTGAGTTGATGCAGGAAATCAATAAGACTGCAGCTCGAATTACGCTTAACGGTAAACGTCACTACACAACTCCGCTAGAAACTGGCCCAGCGCCGTCAGTCACTACTATCTTGTCGCAGACTGCTTCAGAAGCGAACAAGAAAAAACTAGAAATGTGGTCTAAGGCAAACCCAGGTGTTAAAGAAAAGGCAGCTGAACGTGGTACCGCCATTCACTATGGCATGGAGTGTTATCTCAAAGGAGATAAAGAGCCTAAGATCCCAGCAGAATACGCAGAGTTCTGGCAGGGAATGCCCCAGGTGCTCGACCAATTCGAAGAAGTACTATGGGCAGAATCTCCTGTTTTGGACAAATTTAAATTCACTCTTGGCAGCGACGATGTTGCTCGTGTATGGGGCAGTGATTCAGAAGGAAGAGCTTGGGCCGGGGCGCCCGATATTATCGCCGTCGCCAATGGGAAACTCACGTTGGCGGACCTCAAGACTTCCGTCAAACCGTATGCCAGACGCTGGCCGTCCCATTTGGAAAAGGGATCCCAAGAGTGGAGAGATCTTTTGGGCGGACACCTCAAGTTCAAAAAAACCTGCAAGCAACTTGCTGCTTACGATCTTGGGATTCAACAAACCCTAGGCATGAAGGTGCAACAGGCTGCCATCCTCGTGTCAACTCCTGTTCGCACTCAAATTTTTAAAATCAGTAGACGCTTCCTAGACATGCTCCACGAAGACTGGCTGAAGATCGTGGCCGCATATTATAAACAAGTTGAAGAACTCGGAGAATATGACCCAGACCTTATCCCCTAGAGCCTGTTCTAAGTGTAAAACTTTCAAGAGCTGGGATCAATTTCACAAGGATGCCCAAAGGCCAGAAGGTCACACTTCATGGTGCAAGAGTTGTCGTCATGCTAATACTAAAAAATGGTTCAAAAATAACCCCGAACGAACAAAAGAACTTCAATGGCGTGCCAATTTAAAATATCGATACGGCATTTCTTTTAAAGATTATGAAAGAATGTTGAGAGAGCAAAACAATCTTTGCGCTATTTGCAAAGGAATAGAAGTAACTGACTCAAGGCTTCACGTTGACCACTGCCACAGCAGTGGGAAAGTGCGCCAATTACTTTGTGGCAAATGCAATTCTGCGATAGGACTATTAAATGAGGATCCACTTCTCTTCGACGCTGCCAAAAAATATCTTGAGCGACATCGCTCAGGCTGTGATCAAGTGGCTTAAAACTCTCTGGTTTGAATCCAAAACCAAGGCGCGTCTCAAGCGTATCGAATGGGACAACACCAGAGATTACTACTGGGATCTCAACGAAGATTTTGAGCCCATCTATAGGGAAGAAGGCAAAGCAATGCGTCTAACGGCAAAACATCATAAGTCTTATGAGACTGAAGATGAGTTAATGGAAGCGTATAGACAGTCGGATTAAGCGCTCTAAACTGAAGAAAGTCAACTCAACCGCCATGGCCGATATCTACGTAGGAGTCGGCGAGTGGATGGTGTCTTTAAAACAACACATGAATAATGTGTCAAAAGACGATGTCATCCATTTGCCAACCCGAATGCATCTTCACGCATTTGAATTGCTACAAAAGGACGACTTTGGGGGTAAAGAGTTTAAAGTGGATGTTCTAGGTCGCTCGTAAATGGCAGATATCAAGCTCTCACTCAAGCCGGGCGAAATTAATCTTGATTACATCCCTCTGGATTGGCCTCTTGTTGCATTAGCTGGCAACAAAGACGCCTACATTTCAGGCTGGCAAAACACGCCTCTTGATAAAGAAAAGATCTCAGAAGAAATTGATAGTGAGCGCTGTAAAGCTGTTGGCCTGTTGGCTGGTCCTGTTTACAATCAGCCTTATGGTTTGGTATGGGTTGATGTTGATGGCCCCACCGTTTACCCTCTCATCGAACAGCTTTCAAGTAAGCCATTTGATGAGGCACTTCCCCCTACACTCACAATCCAAAGTGGACGTGAAGGTAGAGAACGTCGTCTTTACATCGTAAAGAAAGAGAATTGGGACACTCTCCTCCGTAATAAATACCGTTGGTATTCAGAAGAGGACTCAGAAGATAAACTTGAGCTGCTTTGGAAAAGGCATCAAGGTGCTCTCATGGGTGTTCACCCTGACACCGATGGTTATTTCACCAAAGAAAATCTTGGTTTTGAGTGGGCATCTAAACTTCCTGAACTACCAGGCTGGGTCCTTGATTCTGTTAAGGATAAAAATGAACGGCAAGGAAAACCTGTTTCTGAAACTACTCGGATCGTAGGACCCAACTTCGCTGTCAACTCACGGGTTTCTCTTGAGCGTGACATGCAATTGGCGAAAGAAGCCATGTGGGCTATACCTCAAGCGGGAGTTGATGATTACGACATCTGGATCACAGTTGGCCAAAGCCTTCACCAACTGGATGAAACCATGTTGGAAGAATGGGATGAATGGTCGAAACAATCTGAGAAATATAAAGCTGGTGAATGCCGTAAGCGTTGGCGTTCTTTCTCAGATCAAGGTGGTCGTACCCTTGGTTCTTTGCTTCACATCGCTAAAGAGCATGGATGGCAACCAAGCCAAGAACATCGTGCAATGAATGTCGATGATGAATTGCTCGATAAACTTGCTAAAGAATTAGAGAAGCTAGAAGCAGAAGAAGCTATCGCTGAGTCAATTCTTGAAAATACTCCAACCCCTACTCCGAACGTGCCTAATACTATCCTCTTTAATACTCCGTCAATTCCTGATAAACAAGAAGAAAAGAAAGCAAGGAAACGAAATCCATACGCTGACGAGCTAGCTGAATACGTCATCGCTTATTTCAAGGATCGTCTCGTATTCTCCGAGCAATACGGCAAGTTCTTTATCTATGAGTACGATTCAAAAGGACTCTGGTCTTCACTGCGTGATCTAGAAATTAAAAAAGAAGTTACTTATATCTTTAGTCAGCTCAAGCGAAAAGATTCGCCCCTGCCCCTCCACGGCTATACCACTAATCTCATCAATGAAGTAATTGAGCAGTTGAAGACTGCGCTCGAATTTGATGATTGGTATGAAGGTAGTCAGTACCTTTTGTTTCGTAATGGCATCCTCAACCTGGAAACGATGACCCTAGAGGAGTTTGATCGCAAGAAATATATCAACGAACAACTCCCCTATAACTACGATGCTGGTGCCAAAGCTCCTGGTATTTGCCGGTGGCTTGCTCACACCCAATGGGGTAACGATGATCGTGTCCAAGTCCTAAGGGCATGGCTGCGTGCTGTACTTACAGGTGGTTCGGATCTACAGAAGTTTGTTGAAATTATTGGCCCCGGTAAATCTGGTAAATCCACTTATGCCAACCTTTGCGTTGCACTTGTTGGTAAGAAGAACATCCACGCCAGTGACTTCGAGAATATTGAGAAAGGTCGCTTTGAAGCAGGTGCTTACTTCGGCAAGAAACTTCTGCTCCTCCAGGATCAGGATCGTTGGGGTGGTTCTGTATCAAAACTAAAAGCCATCACTGGTGGTGACTGGATTCGCCCGGAACGTAAATATGAAAAGGAACTGGAGCCATTCCAATTCCGTGGGCTTGTCATGATCACGGCAAACGAATCGATTCAATCCACTGACTACACCTCAGGTCTTGGCCGTCGTCGCCTCACCATCCCATTTGATCGTCCATTCACTGGTGATTCAAGTGAGCAGCGTGAGCTGATCACATTTGATAGCCGTGGTAATGCTGGTGGTGAGTTTGCTGTTGAACTCCCAGGCTTGGTCAACTGGGTGCTTGAAATGTCTCAGGCTGAGATGCGTGCGTATCTAATTGAAACCAATCAAAAGGTTGAGTTTTACAAGTACTTCCAGACTGAACAGCGGGTCGCATCAAACCCAATCCTTGACTGGATGGATAACCACATCGTTTGGGATCGTGGTGTTTACACCAAACTCGGCATCAGGAAGTACACCGCACCAGGTTCATCACGTCGCTTCATGGCGTCTGAGAAACATCTTTATCCTTCCTACTGCGAATTCTGTGACAACGTTGGTGTAAACCCAGTTGGTCGTAAGCGTTTCCAGCTGCTTGTCATGGATATCATTCAGTTCCAGCTGAAATTAAAACTGCAACGAGGTAAAGGACGTACCGCAGCATTCATCCACATTGCTGTACGGGAATCAAATCCAACTCGTTACGCCGATTTCCCTGGCTTAGTTGCTTTCTCCAATGATGAGAAGATGCAGGAACAAATGATGATGAACGCTTAATCATCGAAATCATGTAACATTAGTGCAGAAATTATTCTGTATTAATGTCAGATAAGAAAAAGATTCTTTGGTCGGCAGATGCTGTCGCCAAGACTGGCTTCGGTCGCGTTACCGAAAACCTCATCTATCGACTGAAGGATCAATACGAAATCGTTGTACTCGCCAATAATTGGTGGGGTGATGCGTGTGACATGCAAAAAGATTTCAAGATGTACCCGTCTTCAAATCGTTTTGCCCAGGAGCCTTTTGGTGTCCAACGTATTCGTGAAGTTGTTGAACTTGAAAAGCCCGACTTGGTTTTTGTCAACAATGACATGTGGATTGTTAACAGCCTTTATAAGCAGATCAAGGACTTGCACGAGGCAGGCAAGTTCAAGTTTGTTGCCTACATGCCGATGGACAGCTACGGCTGGACTGGCTGTATTCCTGAGTTCATCAATAGCTGGGATGAATTGATCTGCTACACCGAATTTGGTGCTAAGGATTGGCAAGCCTGGGGATGCCACAAAGCTGTGTCGGTGATCCCCCACGGGATTACTGATGGTCAGTTCTATCCGATGGATAAAGCTGAATGTCGTAAGCGTCTCGGACTTGATCCAAACGACTTCATCATCCTCAACGCCAACCGGAACCAAGCTCGCAAGCGTATTGACATCACAATTGATGCCTTTGCTCGTTTTGCGGTCGGCAAACCAGACACTAAGCTCTACCTCCACATGGGTCTCAAAGACCAAGGTTGGGACATCATGGCCCTCTTTGGTAAGCAGATGCGTCGTCATGGCCTTGATCCCAATGGCCGGATCATCATGACCACCCAAGGTGCTGCACCACCGAACGTATCGGTCCAGATGCTGAACACCATCTATAACGCTGCTGATATCGGCGTCAACACCTGCAAAGGTGAAGGACATGGTCTCGTCAACCACGAGCACGCAGCCTGTGGTGTCGCGCAAGTAGTGCCTGACCATACGTCTTGTAAGGAGATTTTTGAAGGAGCAGGCAAGCTGATCCGTTCAGACTTTACCGACATTGATCTGAATTTCAACCGTGAGATGCCAATGCCTTCTGCAGAGCACCTCGCCGAAATCTTTGAAGAGTTGTACCAGGATCGGGCTGAACTTGTTCGCTGTGGTAAAGCTTGTTACGAACGAGCAACGGATGATAAGTATCAGTGGTCAACGATTGCTGGACAATTTGGTGAGATCTTCGCTGAGGCATTTAATCCTGGTTCGACTGATGCATTTGAACCACCTAAAGAGGAAGTGATTGAGACTAAGAAGACTCGTAAAAAGTTAAAGGGGAAGAAAAAGGATTTAGTGAAAGCTTGATAAACTTGCGGCATCCTTTCTTAAACGGTATCGATCGTCCGCCTGAGGGGAGCAGACGGTGAGGGTGCAGCCCCGAGAAGCGGCCTAATCTTCCCACCCAACATGCGAAAGAAGACCTGCTTCGGCGGGTCTTTTTTTGTGTCTAGACCGAGACCAACGGGACTAACCGCACCAGGGATTAGTTCCATTAGGTGAAAGAAAAACTAGAGTTAGTTGTTGGTGCAGCTTTGACCTTTGTTAGATCGCGTTTAACCCTTATAAAGGAAGATTGACATTTAAGGCTTAACTGCCATTGGTCTCATGAGAATCGTTAGCGATCTTCCAATGCTTTTCATTCTCGCAAGCTTTAGTCATACCAATGGATCTCAGCCAAAAGACCGCCAGATTCAGTGCTTCAGACTGTCAATCTTCCTTTATAAAGGTATAAATAAATCTGACAGTGATCTTACTAGTTTCAATACCTGTTTCAAGAAACCTGTTTCAGTATTTCGACTTCTGCTACTCTGTGCTCAACTTTCCCCACTCCCATGGCTCGTTACAAGCACGACTTGCCTTCTCTCAGGACGTTGCGTCAGTTCCTTCGGTTGAGTGACGAGTACCCCAGTGGTCTTGAGTGGGCGTACAACGGCAACGGTCGCAAGAATGGGGAGCAGGCAGGCAAGCGATACAGGGCTCAAGATGTTTATCGCCTCAACCTTTTAGGCGAGGCTTACACCTGTCATCGCTTGGTGTATTTCCTGAGGACAGAAGAGAATCCAGGTGATGCGGATGTCGTGCATGGTGCCGACAATGCCGAAAAAGACAACAGGAAAGAGCTTTACTTGTTGTCTGCTGACTCAGCCCCCAATGCAATTCCTGTGGGTTCCAGGACCAGGCGTGTTGGTCGAGCTAAGAAAAGGAAGGCTTCAGAGAAAGCATCCCCGTTTTCTCCTGAGGAGATGAAGGAAAATTTCTATCTTGGTGCACCGTGTCCATATCCTGAGCACCACATCGACAAAGACAGTCTTACTCCGAGAAGCTTGAGACACAAGGAGTCGCATTACTGCCTTGAGTGCGTCAAGAAGATCAAAGAGAACCGCTGCGGTATTGATGTGAATTTCATCTATATCAATTACAACCATGCTGCTAGAAATCTGTTTCGTCAACTAGAAGTCAATGGTCCAGATGAGCACTGGTATTGGCAAGGAAGCAGGGATCGCTTAGTAGCGCCGTCCTATCGATCCACTGCTGATAAGTTGACTGACAATGTTTCTGTACGCAAGTTGATCTATCACCTGGCTTGGGGTGATGTTGGCAAGTTACGGGTGACTCCTTTTTGCGACGACCCGAATTGCATGAATCCTCTACACCTGGAAGCTAAGTTCAATAGATTCTCGTATCCACGTAATATCGAACCTCTTTGTGTCGAGCGAGATCCCAAGAAATTACTGCAGAGTTTCTACGTCTCGCCTCTTGACCTTGCTTTAGGACGTTATAAAAGAACAATAGAACATCCACTGGAGGTACCTGAAGAACTTCCTGATTACCACGAAGACGAGTAAGGGTAAAATAGATATATTGCTAGAAATGTGTAATAATGTCGGCGCGTCCTCCTTTATCGCAACGCCAACGCAATAAGGACAATCCAGTTGATTTAGGAACGTTTGACAGAACTTCTTTGCGCCTAATTACAGGTGGCTTAGGGCCTAAATATAAACGGATTGGATATAAAGATACTGCATTTCAATCGAATGGCGGCATTGGTGGCGGCACTTATAACGCTTGGTTTCAGCTAGAACTTGCATCTCCTGCTTGGATTATTTTGACGAAGGGATCCAGGCGTCCTGACTGGTTTCAGGTTTCTTGTTACAACATGAATAAGAATCCGATCGAAGGTCGGATGATTTGGCAGAAAGACAGTATTGAAGTTGATGGTTATTTTCCTTACACCGATCATGTGATGGGTGCTGGCTCTGATTTATACAATACTTACGATCCCAAACGTTTAGATAAAGGGGATGAGCTTTACTACGTCTTAAGTAAAGGCAAGTACTTAATTTGTATTTCCTCTACACGCAATGAGGATATTGATTACGAAGTTGGATTAGTAGTTGAGTTTGCCGACCAGGGTCCGTTCTTTATTCGTTGCGAAGACAACAGTCCTGAAGTCATCATGGCTTTAGAGAATGATTTGAACTTGGCAAATACAGAAACTATTTTCTCTCCCATTACATCAGACCGAACTATTGGTCCAGCACTGAATGCATTTACGGAAAACGAAGCAGAAATTATCCCAAATAGTACAACTGTTACAGTAGAAGCAACAGGTACATTGGAGAATAGAGCTACATGGTGGATTGGAACTGTTCCTTCTGGAGAAGATAAGATCGAGTTAGACATTAATCCAACTTGGACTAGTACATTCCATAGTCATTCATTGACTGAATGGGAAACAGCCTGGAGGAGAGATCACAAAAGTTCTGAAGCATTCCCTGCCATCTTTGTCCCATTAACTGATCAAGCCTGATGTCAATCATGAAAAAAGATAAGTTGATTCGTAAACCTCTTGATTTAATTTCTAATTACTGGAAGAAACGTGAGTTAACAATTGCGGAGAAAATTGCTTTATATTGCGAAGAGCATCCGTGGGACGTTGAGTGTAAGATGTACGAGGTCTAAAAAGGTCTCAAGTTTAAAGTTAGAAGATGGCACAATTTTACGTGTTCGTATTGTGCCTTGGATACCGGTAGAAGATCATTACATCTGGTTGGTATCAATGGCGGTTGGTAAATCTAACCGTCAAATTAATGACTGGATGAACAAGAGAAAAAATAAGAGAGCACGGAGTCTCGCTAAACAGATGACTGGAAAAGCTGCGATGCAATTTCAGTTACTTGCCATGGATCAAGTACGCACTTGGATGGATGAGCATCCAGGGGGTGATTCAATTACGTTTCGGTGTGAATCAGTTGAGGCTGAGAAACAGTTTCGTATTTGGAAGAAATGGTTTCGGCGCAAGGAAGCAGTGGAGTGGCAAGTGTTAGATGAAGAACTTGCTTTTTATTATTACAAACCAATGGCATTAGACTGAATTTAGTTGCAATAATGCTATGGAAAAAATTTCTGATTACATTGAAGTTGCGTTAGCAATTCATTTTGCTGCTTCTGCAATTTGTGCGTTGACTCCTACCAAAAAAGATGATGAGATCTTGGGCAAGATTTATAAGGTGCTCGAGTTCTTTGCTTTAAACATTGGTAAAGCAAAGCAACGCTGATCAATCATCAAGAGGTTGGAACCAGAATACAACTCCTCCAACCTCTCTCATTTCTTTTTTAAGAGCGTACGCTTCATCCTTAGATAAGGTTTTGCAGTGACGCTCTTCTCCTATTTCCCAACAGATGTTGACACGAGGTTGGTAGTTCTCACTCTTTTTGTTCTTCATCTTTAATAGCAGTAATTTTCCAAACGAGATAAGTGCCGTCCCAGCTCTGCTCTACATATTTAAATTTACCCTTGAAACCGTAACGTTGGCCCATTTCGAGACCACGAGGTACGACATTAGGGTTGGGGAATTCCGCAAAGTATCCGAGCGTCGTATCGGTAATGATGTTGACGTGCTGAGGATCACGCCAAGCAACAGGATGAGGGAAGGCAGGAGTTTTCGCATAGAACAGTCCACCTGGTTTTAGGATACGCCAGATTTCTGACATCGCATTAATAAATGGATTGATCAGTGTTCCGTCTTTCCAAATTGCACGGGGCAGGTGCTCCAGGAAATCAAAGGCGGTAACAATATCTGCAGTGTTATCTTCCAAGGGAATGGGTTCAAAACCAATCCAACAAGAAACAACTTCATGACCTTCTGCTGCTTCGCAGGTAGGGTCAATGCCGATTACGCGTTTGGAGTTGTAAGGATTTTCAGGAGTAGGCCCGCTACCAACAGAGACTGCAACTTCAAAGTCTTTAGAGAGGATATCAGGCGTTGTGACGCTTGGCTCTTTGATGTTTTGCGGAGGTGCAATTTTAGTAACGGGCACAACTAATTAGGTAATTATTGAAAGTATATCAATAATCCCAACGAATTCGATTACGTCCAGGGCGAATTCCTAGGTGCACGAAACCTTTCTTTGCGCCAAAGCCTACAGAGTAAGGCCAGTGTTTATCGCACCAAAGCTGTACTGATTCAGTGTCTACACCATCAACGTAGAAGTCGATAGCACCTTTATCAGGAGCATTGTAAGTGTGCTCTGAATTTGTAGCGCCACCAATTTGTGAGTTGATGGGTTCAGGCCTGGAACCTGAAGTGATGATGATTGGCTTGTTACCAAACTGTTCACGAACTTTTTCCAAGAAAAAACAAAGTTCAGTTACAGTTTTGCACTGATGCATCTCTTTGAAACGCCGATCTTCTGCGTGCAGGCAGATTTCTCCATACGTGATGTGAGGAGAGATGAGGGTATCAAAAGAAGAGTTGGGGTTGAGTCCACGGACAACACCACCGGACATGTCTTTGCATTCACGATCCATGATTTGCTGAAGCTTTTCAGCGTATTGCGGATCAGTTGCGTAGCCTTCCTTCACAAGGAGCTGAGCGCACTCGTTTCGGTTGGCGGCATGGTTGACACCTTTATATCCTTCAAAGTCCTTGTACCAGCGATCTACGAGGTACTGAACGCATGAATAGAGCGAGGGGAAGTTAATGAATCCATCTTTAATGGTGATCCATTCACCATTGATGTATTCCTGTGTTTCAACGACTGCGCCACCTTTGCCTTTAAGGCCAAAGAAGTTGTTGGTACCTGAAGTGTGTGCACCCCAGCCTGACTCTAGTGCCCATTGAGCTGCGACACATTCAGGGAACCGTGCACCAGCTTGACTAGCAGCTGCCAGGATGCCATCCCAGTTATTGCTGAACTCAGTTTTGAGTGTGGTGCCAGGCTCATCTGAATGTTTGACTTCAGGAGCTGAGCGATAGGTCTCTGCAAATTCTTCAAGCTGCTCAGGCGTTAGCAGATCTTGAAGGTAATTAAAGGCCGCCATTTGATGAGGGAGACCTTTGTAGTACTTCGCAGCGTCAGTTAGGTTGATTGTCATCGGTAGACTCTTCTTCTGCTTCAAAAGCAAGCGTTTCAATTAAGCCGGTTAATTTTCCAGCAGCTAGTTCTACTAGTGGGGTATCACCAGAAGAACGTGCAGCAGCGTAGGAATTAATAGCAGAAATTAATTCGCTTTTTTTACAAGCCATGAGATGTTGCTATAACTTTAACAATATATCAGATTTCTGCCTGAAATATTGCTGGCAAAGTTGTATTATCTAAACGTATAAATTGAGCTGTGTTTCCTTGCGTACTAGTGCATGTATAAACATATTTGATCCTTGATAAGTAAACTGTCTCTGCACTTACGTTAGCTGGCGCATTATTCCTTAAGTTTATAAGAGCTGCGGTATTGTCAGGGACACCTCTCATTCTTACTGGAAAAACTATTTCAGCATAACGCGTTGTTCCGTCTTCGCGAGTATTAGAAATTTCAGCAATGTGATTGGTATTATATTGCTCTGCCGTCGATATTGCGTACGTATAACGATAACATTTTAGCAACGTTTCTCCAAAGCTTTCGTGAGGAAACTCTGTTACAGGCGCTGCAGTTGGCGTTAATACAAGACCTGTAATATAAATTTGAGAGTTAAGCGTCGTATGCATTGCAGCCGTTTGCCCAAATGCAAGACGAGTGCTTGTGAAATTACCCCAAGCAGTATTATCTACTGATCTTAAATCACTTCCTGCGCCACCAAAAATGTAAAACCTAAGTCGTGCTGCAGTATCGTTTTGTGCTTGGCCACCTCCTGTATCACCTGGGAAAGTATGAGTAATTTGCTTCCAGGTGTTAGCGGCAGCTTCAGCGGCTGTAATTTCAAAGGTTGTTCCAATGTTTCTATCTGTGCCTATACTCCTTATTAAGCCCATGGAGTAGTGGCCCGCCACAGAACAACGGACCCAAAAAGAAACGCTTAATGGCTTAGCGTTTGCAGTGCCCCATGCAAGCTGTTGAACATCAAGACCTTCTATACGATATTCAAGAGGACGAAATCCTGAACCAGCTCCTCCTGCTGAAACAGTCGTTACTTCTACAAGATAGCTTCTTGCAAATCCGTTTCCTGGGTTTGTTGTACTGCGGCTGCATGAAAGACGTAAGTCAGCATCACTTGTAAATGTAATCCGCATCCTATCTGGACCATAGTACCCTCCTTGAGAAATACCTGTAGCAACAGCACTTCCTCTTTGTACTATTTCCATTGCACCATTAATTACCAGTGATTTTGCATTATTTTGCAGGTTGTTAATACTGGTAGAACCATCGTTATACAAACGAATATTGGGATCATCTCCACCCCAACCGCCATGGCGTAAGTTAGTAGTCCTAAGTTCACTCATTTTTATACTTCGCTGTCATTTGATTCTAACAGTTCTTCTTCCTACTCTTTTTTCATTGGCGCAGTAGTAAGTGCTACTTGATTGCAGTAGTCTTCAATCTCCCTAACTTTGACAGCACCTAATTGATTTTTAATCCAATCTTTTAAAAGACTGCCACGGATTGTATTTAAATCTTCAAAATTATCGTGGTTTGGTTCTGCCAGGTAGACAGTAGTAAAGTAACCAGGGCCTTCGCCAAATTCATTTGCTGCGTATACATGAATACGCAATCCTGTAACTACAGGACCAGTAAACTCGTCATGAAATTCAGTGACGGTATCAAGTAATTTCCAGTGAATAGTGTTCATGGTTTATTAAGAAGGTGAGGCAACGGCAAGAGTAGAGTCCATTGCAATATATTGCATAGTTGAGTTGGGTCCATTAGAGCGAACTGTTACAGCTAAATTTCGATACGCAGTGCCACCTGTGTTGGTTATTGTCATTCTAAGTATATTTGTATTGTGTGCAGCAAAAGCAACAGAGCCGTTTGTAATATTTTCGTGTACAGTACGAACTTGGAAATTAGTGCTATTTGTACGAGTTGTAATTAAATAGGAGCCAATGCAATTGACGTTACTGCTATTGTGACCTCCAATCATTACAACTTCGTAGTGATAGTCACTTACACCTAAACGACCAATGTCAAAAACCCCTGCAGTAGTGCTGCTAATAGTACCAATTCGCATGCACTGGGTCTGAGATCTAGTCAATAGATGACTTAATGTATTTGTTGCGGCTTCGTTGACAAAATCAGGGCCAACAATACCTCGCGCAGTTACCCCACCTCGTGAGCTACAAGTTAAAACTGGATTAGGCTCTATGGTTTGTGAACCATCTCTGGTTGTTCTAATTTCAAAAGCCGTGGGTTGTGATGTTCCTGGAGTCCACGTACCGTTGTCTCTTCGGATTTGAAGCCGTCCAACAATATCTCCGTTAGCGGCATACATTTGAATACTTCCAATATTATCTTCACTACCAGGGGTATTGTTGTTTCGTTTAATGCCAATGACACCACCTGCTCCTCCGCCAGGGTTTCCACGGGCCATTAAATAAATAGCAGTGGAATCTGTAGGATCATTAATCAATAAACGTCCATCATTTGTTACACGAAGTTTTTCTGTACCTGCAGTTGAGATAGCAAGAGTGTCTGCCGCTGGAGAAAAAAGGCCAGTATTAGCATCCGCTTCAACAGATAAACCAGGAGCTGCTGCAGTACCAGAGGGCATTGCAACTTGGTTGTTTACATTAACAACAAGTGTGCCATCTGTATCTGGCAGTGTTAACGTGCGATCAGCAGTTCCAGCCGCCGTTAAGGTGGTTTGAGAACCAGCTCCTGTATTAGTTAAACGAAGTGTACCAGCCATTTCTCTACTTCTTTTTTATAATTATACGTCAGTTTGATTGACGTTAAGCGTTAGTTGAGCTACTTCAGCTTCTAAAGCTTCAATTCGTCCGATAGCTTCTTGAAGTGCTTTGACTGCTTTCATGTAAAGAACAGAGTAAGAAACTGATTTATGCGTTTCTCCTGTTTCTTCATCAGATACACGTTCAATAACAAGTCCGGGACAAATTTCTTCTAGCTCTTGAGCAACAACTCCAATTTGTTTTTGATCAGGATTTTTAATTAATTCGTATTGACGAACTTTTAATTTTTTAATATCTTCCCATTGTGAAGAAGCATCACGAACATTTTGCTTAAGCTTAATGTCAGAAATACCAGTGTATCGGTTATTTGTATTTTCGAGATCACCATCTCCTCGAATAATAGCTTGTCCGGCACTTCCCCAAAACTGTGCAATAGCGTTAGCAGATCCTGTGTCTCGACTTGTTCTTAAGTAAGCGCCAACGGTAGAGTTGCTGACATCAACAGCAAAGACACCTAAGTTTGTTGCACTTGGTAGTGTTCCAATTGTTCCTGTAGTACCGTTACCAACCCATGTAGAACCTTCTTCATCTATCCTCATGTGTTCTACTGCTGCTACAGCATTAGCATCTGTAGTACTAAAACTAAGAATTCCGGGTTTACTGGTGGCAGTAAAATCTGCTGCTGCACTCGCAGCAATACGAGCTGAAAAACCTGATAAATCAGTACCGTCTGATCCAATCCAACGAAGATCTCCTAAGAAATCACCTGAATCAACAGCAGTGTAATCATCAACAGCTGTACCACGGCTTTTGCCTAAAGCAATAATAGGACCTAAGTTATCATTTCGATAAGTTGTACCTGATGTATAACCACGTTGTCCACCTACACCATGAAACTGAAAACTGCAGTTAACGTTTGCTACACTAACCGATGAAGTTCTACCGGTGATTAGTCGTCCTACTTCATTTGATCTATTAATTGTAAAAACACGACCATTATCAACTTCTAACCCAATAACACTATCAACATGTGTTCCGGTTGGGTCAGCCTGTAAGACTAAACTATTTGCACCAGAGTGGATTTGAGTAGGCGACGCTAAAGAAGTAGCACCTGTAATAGGTCCGTTACCAGCAAGATTGAGAGGCATTTTATTCTCCTATAAATTAAACAATCGCCCAGTTGAAGTCATCGGCGATGATAACATCAATTCCATCTTCAATTGTAATTGGGCCAGCACTGGAAGCATTGAAGCCAGTCAGTGTGTAATTAGTCGTGACGCCAGTTTCATTCAAGACGAATACACGGTCACCGCCAGAACCTGTTGCACCACCTCCTAAGATTGACCAGGTGCCGTCCCAGCCTTCAAATTGTGTAAGTGTTTCGTTATATCGGATCATTCCGGTAACTTCACTTCCAGCCCCAGGTCGTTCAGCTGATGTACCAGCAGGGACTTTCCAATAACCAGAGCCATAAACACCACCATCAGTATCACCACTGATTAAGCCGGTGACATGAAGACTGCTGGCAGTTAATTCACCTGAGATATTAGCGGCACCACTAGCGGTGAATGTTCCGCTGACCTCTAGGGTACCACTCATCGTGGAATTACCAGTAACTGTTAAGCCATTGAGTGTTGTAGCTCCTGAAACGCCTAAGTTTCCACTAACAGTTAGATCATCACCAATCGTGGCATCACCTGTGACTGTTAAACCACTGAGTGTTGTATTTCCTGAAACGCTTAGGTTACCGCTGACAGTTAAGTCATCACCAATAGTGGCATTTCCTGTAACTTCAAGACCACTAGCGGTAATTCCACCAGAAACTTCGAGATCACCACTGACAGTTGCATCACCAGTAACTGTGATTCCACTAACGGTAATGCTGTCTGAAAGTGAGATGTCTCCAGAGACATTTAAATCTCCACTAACTGTCAGGTCATTACCAATCGTTGCGTCACCAGTAACTAGGAGTCCGCTAAGTGTACCTAATCCAGATACATTTAAATCACCACTAGCGGTAATATCATCAGTTGACGTGATGCCACTGGCAGTTAATTGACCCGAAACTCCAAGGTTTCCTGAGGCCGTGACATCACCACTAAGGATTGTATTGCCACTGACGTATAGATGTTGAAAAACGCCACTGCCATCAACTTGGATGCCACTAGCAAAAATACCTGATACGCCAGAGATTGTTCCAGTAACTGTGATGCCGCTAGCAGCAATGCCAGCTAAGCCAGATACATCAATTGTGTGATCAGCTTCAACGCCACTTGCACCAGTGGTGTAGGTGATGTAGTCAATTTTTACAATTCCATACTGCTTTGGCATCTATCTACTACGGATTTTTAAGTATTCTAAGCCCTATTTATCATTGGGGAAGGATCACTAGTGGCCCTTGAATTACGAAGCCATTGTAAGTTGGGTTGACGCCAGATGCAATGCCTGACATTTCAAAAGCAACACCTGTTTCAAGAACAGTAATAGTGTCTGCTGTTAACTCACCACTTACAGCAAGATCACCACGGATATCTCCACTTGTTCTGGAAATAAGAGCTTCGGCTCCAACTTCACCGCTGGTAATTATGTCTCCTGTAACAGTCAGGTCATCACCAATAAAAGCATCATTAGTGACGTGTAAATTGTGAGCATTTAAGTTACCTGAGAGCGTCGTAGTGCCAGTAACGTTTAAGTCTCCTGTAATTGTCGCATTACCGGAAACAAAGATATTTTCAAAATTATCGTTTCCGCTTGAGATAATGTCACCACTAATGTTCAGATTGCCAGTTACTGTCAGACTGCTAACAGTAAGCAAACCTGAAATATTGGTGTCGCCACTAATAGTTGCGCCATCGGTAACTAATAAACCACTGGTAGTTGTTGTACCAGAGACTCCAAGATCGCCGCTGATTGTTGCGTTATTCTCAACTATCAGACCGCTCAGGGTTGTGTTGCCAGAGACTCCAAGATCACCTGTGACGGTAAGGTCTCCGCTTAACTCAAGATTATCGAAATCAACACCAGATGCATTGACTTGGCCTTCAACAGTTAAGTCTCCACTGATAATTGCATCATGTGAAAGAGTTATTCCGCTACCAATAAAACGTTGATTGGTGCGGATGTTTCCAGATGCGTGGAGGTTGTCTAGTGGATTGTTAAGACTTAAACCAATATTACGGAATTGATTAATACGGAAACTTTCAACACCTGAGGTGCTGGCAGCAATCATTCCTGAGGCTGGCTTCCAGAATCCAGTGTCTGCGTTACCTGTGAAGGTGATAGAAGGAGCTGCTTCTGTACCTGAGGCAAACGTTGCAACATCAGTGACAAATAAACCAGAAGTAGTTGTGTTGCCAGTTACAGTTGCATCGCCACTGACAAAGAGATCTTCTAAGTCAGTTGAGCCCGTAACTCGAATGCCACTGCCAAAGATGCCTGTTTCAGTAACGTTTAAGTCACCTGAAATGGTATTGTCACCAGAGAATTCAATATTGGCAGCGTTTAAAGTTTGGACATTAATTTCAGTTGCATTGATCAGATCACCGGTAATTGTTTGTCCGGAGAAATTAGTAAAGACTCCCGTTACTCCGGTGATTGTGGTGACGTTAACGTCATCGCCAGTAACTGTATTGCCAGATAAATATTGGAAGACGCCACTGGTACCTGAAATGACATTACCAGTGATGGTTTCTCCAGAGATTACGCCGCTGACGGTGAGGTCATTAACTTCAATATCGCCAACATCAATACCAGAAATATTTAATTGAGTAAATTCACCGGTGACGCCATAGACGGTAGTTCCTGAAACGTGAACAGTTCCTGTAACGTATGCGTAGGTACCAACTGTTCCATTAATTGTGTTGCCGGTTATAAACGTAGAACTAAGGTTATCAATAGTCCCGGTGGTAAATGTGCCAGTTGTAAACGTGGCAGACTGACCACTAATATTGTCGACAATTACATTCGTTAAGTTGGCGTTGGTGCCATTGATGTTGTTTCCGGAGATTGTGCCAATCGCAGAAATCTCTCCTCCAACATTGAGGTTGTCATCAATAACGACACTGTCGGTAAAATGACCGGATACAAAATGTGAGTCTCCACTGACACGGAGATCACCAGTAACCGTTAGCGAACCTGAAAGAGTAAGGTCGCCACTAAGGATTGCAATTCCATAATATTGATCTAGGTAGTCGCGAAGACCGGAGAAGGTAAGTCTTTTATTTTTAAGGCTGGGGTCAACCTCAAAAACTTTGACTAAAGTTAGTAAATCATTATCAACGATGTCCGTTCCGTTAATGGAAGGCATCTGTGTAATTTTTCTGTTAGCCACCTACTATCTCTACCGGTTACATAACCCTCATTTTACTTCACTCTAATTTCTAATCGAGGCAAGAAATTAGTAGCACCTTGCCAAAGCCATTGTCCGCCAGTTACAATACCGCAAGAAATTACAAACACAATAATAATTTCTGCCACGGTGAGAGGGCGTCGTACATAAACAACTTCTGGTTGTTGCTGTACAGGAGCTTGTATTGGAACGTTACCAGTCGGTGCTGGTGGCATTCCAGCAGCAGCACGTTGTTCCATGATTTGTTGAACAGCACGCTCTTTTGCAATGCGCTTTAGCTCAGCTACTTGCTCAGGAGTTAACTGAGGAGGCATTTCTGGAGCTTGAGGGGGAACGCTAGCCGGAACTTGTTGTTCCATATCTACCAATTATTTTGGTTATACATTAGCATTTATTCAAATAGAGTTGTGTCATGGATAAAGACATCCAGATGTGTCTTTCCGAAGTTTCTTCTGAATTAAAAGGCATTCGTCACATTCTTTCAGCAATGTGGCATAGCAGGTATTCAAACGAAGAAACTAACGTGATGAATCCAGATTCTTTTGCTGATGAATACATCTCTATTGAGGAGTGCACCAGTCGTTTAGAGCTGACTGAAAAGAAGATCAGGACTTGGATTCAGATGGGACGAAAGGATCCAGAGACTGGCTGGGTTGAAGGTGTTCATTATGTCAATGTCGGTCCTAGTTCTGATCCACGGGCAACGATCAGGATTCCTTGGAACACGTTGATTAAAACGTTTGCAAAAGGAAGGCCATTAACAGCGCATGATTTCCGGATTCCTGGTGGAACTCCGATGTACGTATCGAAATCTCCACAGAAATTATTCAATGGCTAACCGTTTTACTGGGATTACGATAGACATGATTACGATTGAGAATTACAAAGAAGAGCTGAACGAATCGCTAGCAGCTCAGGTGGAGATGTTTTTGCCTCCCAGTGGATCGTTTGATACTGAATGCCTTCGTCGGTATCTAGAAAATATAAAGAACTATGAAGAAGAGGATAAAAATTCGAATATGACGCTGGCAAATCGATTGCGTTTAGCGTTTCAAGATATGGAACCAGACACAATTTGTGGTAAATTCCCCCAGGCTGAAATTCCATTGAAGCGTAGGTTGCGTTGCGTTGCTGAGTATTTGATTCGCTCAGGTGAATTTACAAAGATTCGGGATGAGAACGGCAAATTAGTCAAGAAAAGAGGTATCTTAGGGAAGATGGTAGTGGTTTATAAACCACTAGACAAATTAAAAGAGTCTTTATTACGCCAAGGATTGATCAAGAATGAACAGTCGTAGAGAGAAATTGCTTGCTCAGTTGGTTGGTGGTGAGCTTACTGACGGTAAAGCTCGGATGTTAGATACCACGATCAAGCTGATCTTGGCTGACATGGGTGATTATTACGTCAAAATGTGGAAAGCAGAAGGCCCTGGCGTGATGGTGTTTCAGCCTGGATCAGAGCGGACAATGTTTTTCATGACATTGAAAGAGATGCATTCAGCTAAAGAAGAGTGCGAGCGAGAAGGTGACGGTGATCTGGCCGAAAGTTTCCGTCGTATTTTGGTGGCGGCTCAAAAGATTAATCCAGAGGAGAGTGCTGGTTACATTATTAATGATGTAGAGGGGATGCGTTTCTTCCAGGTGGATTACAACACCGTTCAGGACGAGAAAACAATCTCAGCTTAATTGTGGGTAGACCACACGGAAAACATAGCCACGTTCAAGATCAAGAGTTGATCACGAACTATGACTTAATTGGTTCCGCCCATGCGATGCTGGGCGGGATTACTTTGGATGTGGCAAGTTCAGAAAAAGCGAATGAGTACGTGGAAGCTGACGAATTTTATAGCCCTGTTGATGACGCTTTAAATTCTCAGGACTTTCATGGTCGAGTTTATTTGTTTCCTCCCAGCGGTGCCTACTACTGGGACAAAAAGAACGAGCGTTGGAAGAAGACAGATGTGTCGCATCCTACTTTGATTTCATCTCATTCGATTTGGTTTCAAAAGCTGTTCAAAGCGTGGTATAAGCGTGACGTAACGGAGGCTATCTTTTTTAGCAACAACATGGATATGTTTCGTTACGAACAGATCATTTTTGATCTACCTATCTGTATACTTCGCACCGCACCAACGTTATTGAAGAACAGTAGTAGTGGGATTTCCAACCACAAAACAGGCAGTTCTTTTGTGGTGTATCTACCGTCAGACAAGAATCCAGAGAAAGGGATAGATGACTTTCGAAATCTGTACGCAGAAAAGGGCAGAGTTATCTATTAATTAGGTATATTGGAGAACAACTGAGCAATATTGATGGGCATTCTCGCTGATTGGGAGATCGCAAATCTTTCGCGTCACAAAGAAATGATTGCTCCTTTTAGCGAGCATCTTGTCAACAAAGTAGATGACAAAAAGATTTTGAGCTATGGGCTTGGCTCTTACGGATACGACATTCGTTTATCGCCTGAACAGTGCCTTCTTTTTGGTGGTACCCAACGAGGTGATTGTGATCCCAAAAGTTTTGACTCTGAAATCCTGAAGTCATTAGAACTACAGGAAGACGAGAATGGCCAGTACTTTCTGCTGCCTCCCTATGGATATTGCCTTGGTGTGGCATTAGAACGTTTGGTTTTACCTAACAACGTCACCGTTGTGGCAGTTGGTAAATCAACTTACGCTCGTTCGGGAATCATGGTGAACATTACTCCAGCGGAAGCTGGCTGGGAAGGTTACTTGACGCTGGAAATTAGTAACTGTACCGGACTGTTTAACCGAATCTATGCGAATGAGGGTATCACGCAGCTCTTGTTCTATACCGGTGAAACTTGTGCCGTGAGCTACCAGGACAGAAAAGGTAAGTATCAAGACCAACCTGCGAAGGTTGTGCTGCCTACTGTTTAGTAGAACACTTCACCAGTAAAAGGTTTGGGCTTGTCGGCGTAGTTAGTCGAACCGACAGGTCCAAATGCTTCGCCCATGCTGGGGAGGGTGACACCATTAATAGAACCAGGAGTTCGGGGAGTCTTGCCATTAATTGTGGGCTGACTAATTAACTTATTTTTCTTATATTTACCAGCTGCTTTTGCTGATTTAACACGCCGATCAATGGCGTCTTGTTTGGCATTGGAGCTTTCAACGATATCGCGTTCTTCTTCGCTGAGGCGTCTGAGATCAACGTCGTAACGATAGCCAGGCCGTAGGTCAGAACCTTCTGAGCCTGAGGTACCACGCCGTTGTGTTGGATCTATATTTAACGCCATTTAGCTAATTTTGCCATGTTAATATTCTATTAGGAATAAATCAAGACATTTATAGTCATGTTAGATGCCGCTGGTTTTTTAGATAGTTTTGTACAGGACGAAATCCTTTGTCGTTGCCTGGATGAAGAAGAAGATTTTGGTCAACCTTTAGGCAATGAAGAGAACGATGTTCCGCTGTATGATCAATACAATCGTGGTTTAGCGGCATGCGAGCAGGGACTCGAAAGGAAAAATCTTGCGCTGGAGGGCAATCAACAGAGGATCGGATTGACGGGTTACATTCCGTCGATGGAGGAGGGCCTTGTAATGGGAGCTGCTCCTCAACCGAAGGCGCTGGTGTTGGATCTTCAGGGGACGCCGACAAAAGAAATGATCGAAGACTCGAAGAAACGTCGTGGTTTGATCCGGTGACGGATAACGAAATAGAGATTAGTGATTGTCCAGGGGGCGTTTGTCCTGTGCCCTGGGCAACAAAAGCAATTGATACGGTGATGGCAGATACCAGTGGCAATGAGCCAACTGATAATGTCAACCATCCTTCGCACTACACTGCCGGAGATATTGAGTGCATTGAAGCCATCGAAGCGCAATTAACCAGAGAAGAATATAGAGGCTTCCTAAAAGCAAATTGCGCCAAATATATTTGGAGAGAAAAGCAGAAAGGGGGTATTGAGTCTCTAAAGAAAGCTCAGTGGTATCTGAACCTTTTAGTTGAACTGGGTTAGTCTCGCTGCCGCCAGTCATCAGTACGTTCTTGGCTAAACCATTCCACAATGTCATCTGCACTCTTAAAACCAGTGCGGTGATTTTGTGGGTCTGGGTCTCCCAGGTCCATTGCATTCATAAAGCCGTCTAAGCTATCGGCTTTCATTTCTGGATTACGAGATAAACGCCTGGCACGACGCATGATTTCTGCAGCTGACCGGTTAGCTTTAGCTAACTTTTCAGCCCAGATCATATCTGAGAGCTTGACTTCTTCTTTTGCTGCGATACGTGAGCAAATGAACTCAAGTCTCTTACGGTATTCAGTCGACAACATTTTCAATCAAAACGGCTGGAATCCTTCGTCGTCATCTTCTTCGTCTTCTTCTGCCATGCAGCTAACGGCAAGTTCCATCAGCTCTACTTCAGTAGGAAGATCAAAGTCGATTTGAATATTTTCGTCTGACATGATGGCACGTACAGCGTGCCATTCCATTAATCGTTGATGGTAGAGGTTGAGCAACGCATCGTGGAGTTGTTCCCATGTCATCTCTTCTGCTTGAATTTCTGCTTTCCGCATTGCGAATTGCAGTTCAAGAGGAAGCTCAAAAGAGGTAGGTTCTATAGATCCTTCCATCATCTGCGTTCTCGTGTTACTAACTATTCTAAACCCTGAAGTTAAACTCTTCGTCCGCATCTTCCCAGGGGTAATCCAACCAAAATTCTTCGTCCGAAAGTCGATAGTTATTGATAAACTCTGACAACGTATAAGGGCTCATTTGGTCTTCCAGGGTTCTGATTGCTTTCATTTGAATTTCTGTGCCGCAATAAGCAGTGAATGCTTTGAGTAGGACACTGACGGAAGGTTCTTCAAATTCTTTGGTTTCCTGGAGGAAAAGCTTTGTTTCTTCTCGTCTGCGTTCAATCAGGCCACCAATAATTTTGTGGTTTTCATCAAAGATCCATTGATTGATTTGGTCAATGGTGTACCTATAGTCCCCTGTTTCTAAAGCATCAATGATGCTGGAGTATAAAAAACCATTCCATCCAACGGAGTGGATGAAAGAAATCAATGCTTGTCGCATCGATGAATCGATGGGAAGCTCTAGGGAATCAAGCTGATCGTTAATGACTTCTATCTCGTGGAGGAGGTATTCAAGAGCTTTCTTTCTACTACAACGCTGCCCTTGTTTTACCTCTGAGCCATCAGGATAAAACTGGGAGCCGTACCCAATAGTGTATGGGTAGCCCCCAGTGATTGGATCTGCGTAGGCTTTTTCATTAAACGCCTCATATTTTTTAATTAAATCGATAGCGTCAGGAAAATTAGCCACGGGGTAAATCTATTATTACCCCAATATTAACTTATTTATTTACCTTGACCTCGGCTTTTTTTGCGTCCGTGGTTAGGTTTGGAATGTTTACCGTCACCTTGACGTGTTTTTTTAGGGCGTCCTTCAATGTAACCGCCGCCTTTTTTGATCATT